TTAGGTACGGCTCGGCAGGCTAGGCAAGGCGTGGCACCGTTCGGCGCGGCGTGGTCCGGCAGGCATGGCTTGGCAAGGCGTGGTTCGGCATGGCCGCTCCAGGCAGGCGAGGCGAGGCATGGCGAGGTAGGGCCTGGCCTGGCGTGGCCGGGTGTGGCGAGCCGATGCTGGTCAATCAAAGGGCGGTCCTCCGGGATCGCCCTTTTTCATGGGGTGCGTAATGGCTGAAGAAATCGAACTATTGTTGGTCCGCGTTGAGGCCAACGCCGTCGCCTTCGAAAACCAGATGAAGCGCGTGAATCGCGCTTTGTACGGCTCTTCGGCCGAGACCCGGAAGACGCTGGACCGCATCAAGCGCGACACGGCAGCCGCAGCGCCGCAGATGTTCAAGCCCATCGGCGACAACTTCAGGCGCGAAATCGCCAGCCTGAGCGGCGTGCTGGCTGGGTTGTTTACGACGGCCCAGGCCATCAGGTTCGCGGACGGATGGAAGCAGGGGACGAACTCTCTGGCCGCGGCAGGTGTTGCGACAGAGCTTCTTGCTGAGCGGCAAGAGCGGCTTCTCCAGATCGCCAATGACAGCCGATCAAGCATGGGCGACACGGTGTCGCTCTACACGCGGCTGACCATCGCGACCCAAGAACTCGGCCTCTCTACGGAATCCACTCTTCGTCTGACGGAACTGCTCAACAAGTCGTTCCAGGCGTCGGGAAAGAGCACCCAAGAGGCAGCATCGGCAGCACTACAGCTTTCCCAGGCGCTGGCCTCAGGAACGTTGCAAGGGGACGAGCTTCGCTCACTGCGTGAGAACGCTCCGGAGCTGGCGAACATCATCGCCAAGGCGATGAACGTCAGCGTCGGTGAACTCAAAAAGCTTGGCGCCGAAGGAAAGATCACTGGCCAAATCGTTGCTCAAGCCATTCTGGGCGCCGGGGACAGCATTGAGCAAAAGTTCATGGCCACCCGCGTGACGGTCGGCCAGTCGCTGACGATCCTGAACAACGAGCTGGGCAAGTTTGTCGGCCAGACGGATGCAGGGCTATCCGCCACCGACAGGCTGGCGCAGGGCATTCAGCTCCTGGCGCAGAACCTCGAAGTGGTAGCGACGACGGCCGGCGTCGTCGTTACGATCATGGGCACCCGTCTTGTCGTGGCTCAACTTGCGGCCGCGACAGCGGCAGCGGGCCACGCTGCAGCCCAGATCGCTCTGATCGCGGCCATATCGGGGACATCGCGAGCCGCATTGGTGGGCGCCGTGGCGCTTCGTGGTCTTGCTACAGCCAGCATGTTCTTCGTCACCAATCCGATTGGCCTTGCGATCACCGCCATCGCCATCGCTATCGGACTGGTAGCCATCAAGAGCCGAGATGCGTCGGCAGGCATGAAGGCGATTAAAAACGCGTCGGATGCGGCCACATCCGCGCTAGACGCCTATGAGGATGCCGCACGGATAGCCGCCAACGCCACCGGAGAGGCGCGAAAACAGGCGCTAGAGCATGCCTCCGCAATGCGTGTCGACGCGGCAGAGACTGTGCGAAATGCGCGGGCACAACTGGAGCTAGCCCGCACGCGAGCGGCGGCCGCGGCTGCTGAACAAAAGAAAACAGTTCGCGGCCTGGATAGCGCGGGCGGCGTCATGCTGAACACTGGCCCCTTCGGCGGACTTGGTGCGGCAGGCGTTCTGACGGCTCGCCAGGCTGCCGTTGATCAAGCATTGGCAGAGCAAGTCGAGGCGGGCGTCAAGTTTGCGGAGGCGGAAAATCGTCTCCGCCAAATCCAGACTGATCTGGCGCGCGGCGCCTATGTCCAAACTCCATCGATCGGAGGTGGGCCAGACCCGAAGAAAACCCGCGGATCCAGCGGCCCCACCCCTGAAGAGTTGGCGCGCCAGCGCGAGTTGCTCTCGCTTCAAATGCAGATCGAGCGCCTTAGGGCCGAGGGAGATGAGGCTGGCGCGCGGTCTAAACAGCGCGAACTTGATGTCCTGAACCTCTCGAAGCAACTCGCTGATGCGGGCGTCGCGCAAGCCGAAGCCACCGCGCAAGCCCATGTTAAGGGCGTCGCTCTAGCCGAAGATGCAGCGCGCGGCTTCGCCATGCTTTGGGAGACCAATCAGCAGCGTATCGAGGATTGGGAGACGGCCAACAAGCGCGCGAACGACGTTCTTGTCGACCAACTCTCGTTCGAAGCCGAACTCGCCCGCCTCCGCGGCGACCCCGCCATCATCATTGCTGCGGAACGGCGCCTCTGGGTGGAAGAGCGGATCAACGCTTTGCTGGCGCAGAACGTCGGCCTCACACGCGATGCGGCACGCGTGCGAGCAGAGAGCGAGGCCAACCAGCGCGACGCCGCCACCCGCGACGGCGAACGCAACTATCAGGCCCGCAACATGGCGCGGGACTTCGTGGACGTTCTGGCGTCCGATAACTGGGCCGAGGCTGCCGGTCGGAAGTTCCGCGACGCCGCCTTCGACAACCTTGAAGACCTGCTGGCCACCCTGTTCTCCGGCGTCACCGGCGGCCAGGGCGGCGGAAACTCGATCGGGTCGATGATCGGTTCGGCTCTCAGGAACCTGATCCCCGGTTTCTCGGCGGGTACGCGCAGCGCGCCCGGCGGCCTGTCCTACGTCCACAAGGGCGAAGTTCTGGCCAACCTGCCGAAAGGCACATCGGTCATTCCGGCGCACGCAGTCCGCGCGATGGGCGCGCTGACCAGCCAGGCGCAGTTGCGCGCGATGCCGGTGCAGCAGTCATTCACCGTCAACGTGAACGCGCAGGACGCCGTGTTGACCGAAACCGTTCGTGGATGGGTCCAGCAGGGTATGGTGCAGGCGGTCGGTCAGTCGGTTCGCACGTCAACTGACCTGATGCGGCGATCGATGCCCGGCGCCCAACAGCAGCAACGCAGGCTCGGGACAAGCTGACATGGATTATTGGCCCAGCGCCCTTTTCCCTGCCCCGGAAATTCGGTGGCGGCTGCAGAACCGCGTCATCATGGGCGGTCAGCCTGTCCTGGGGCCGGCCAGGACGAGCGGGACAATCGGCGCCGGCCTGTGGGTCTGCGAAATGTCGGGCATCTGGCTTTTCAGGACTGAGCAACTTCGTCTCGCCCGCGCATTGGACATGATTCTGGACGGCGGCCTGACGTCGATTGTGGTTGGAACGTGCGAGACGGCGTTCGCGCCCTGGGCTCGACCCGCTGACCCCGTTCCTCACTCGGATGGCTCCCCGTTCTCGGACGAGACCTTCTATGCAGGGGCGGCGCCGGTCGGAATGGTTGTCGCTGACGCCCCGCTGCGGTCGACAAAGCTCCGCATCGGCCTTCCCGCTGGCGTGTCGCTTCTTGGCGGCGAGGCCTTCTCCATCAGGCATCCGACCAAGGGCGAGCGCCGCTACCAAGTCGCCCGCGTCAACGGCGACGAGGTGACCTTTCGTCCTGAACTTCGCGAAGCGGTGGCGGTGGGGGCGGAGGTTCATTTCCATAATCCCGGCTGCGTCATGAAACTGGCGAACCCGGATGAGTTCTTCGAGCCCATCAGATCTAACCGAACATCCTTCCTCAACCCCGTGTTCGTGGAGGCATTCTGATGCTGCCCGAACCGACCCCGTCCATGTTGGCCGGTGCTGAAAAGGTCATGCATTTCATAGACGAAGCATGGTGCAGCCCATGGTTCAAAGGCGACCCGCCAACGAATGAAGAAGCGGTGAAGATGCTATGGGAGGCCATGAAGGCTGCTTATGATGCTGATCAATTGTCCTCCGGATCATGATCCCGCGCGGCTATCCACGATCGAGTTAGAAGCTGCTCCACCGACTGCTGACCTGTTGCGCGAGAAGCGGCGGAGAGGGTGGCTAGAGCCTTCTCGTGCGCCGCTTGAAGAAGACCTGCGGCGCTACCGTCGGCTGGGTATTTGAAGCGAATTGTTGCCTGGACCTGGTGTGCTACACGCACGTCATCCAGCGTTTCGGGCAGCGCCATACGAACCGTGGCTTTCCAGATGCCGACCTCCACGGCCTCGATCTCGTCGACCTCGTAGGTCAGCGGATTGATTGAAAGCCCGTCCATAAGCCCCTCCGTGCAGGCGGGCAGCTTGATCAAAAGAACATCGATCTGTCGAGTCAGGAGGCGCCATGCTGCCCGAACAGGCCCGCATCATGTCCGCCAGCGGTGCACCGCGCTGGTCGGTCTTCTTCCATATGGAGTGCAAGACCAGCATCGTGCGCGCCTGGCTGGGTGTTGGGGATTTCGCCCTTCCGGCCGATGACGTCGACCAGAGCGGCGGCACGTATCTGGGCATTGGTCTGGTCGGGGATGTGCCGGCGCTTCGCCAGTTGGTCGGGGGCGTCGCCGAGCGGGTGGAGTTCACGCTTAGCGGTGCGGATCAAACGACCTTCCGCCTCGCTGACGATCAGGTGGACGACGTGCGCGGCGCGCCGGTCCATGTCGGCATCATCTTCTTTGACGAAGACTGGCAGGCGGTCGGTCCGGTCGCGTGGCTGTGGGAGGGCACGGCTGATGTCCCGGCTGTCGATCGCGATGGATCGGGCGGGCAGGTCGTTCGCAGGGTGAGCCTGTCGGTCGGCTCGGCATTCACTGACCGCACCCGGCCGCAGCTTGGCTTCTACACCGACAAGGACCAGCGCAGGCGCAGCCCGAATGACGCTTTCTGCGCGCGGGTCGCCTCCTACAGCGTGGACAGCACCATTGTCTGGCCCGGCAACTGAGGTGCTGGACGCCTTCCTGGAGCGGATGGCCTCGACCCCCTTCTCGGACGGTGTCGAGGACTGCGTTCTGACAATGGCCGATTGGGTGGTGCTGAACGGGCATCCTGACCCTGCCGCCGACTATCGTAACCGCTTCCACACAGCGCTGGGCTGCGCCCGCTTCATCAAGCGCAGCGGGGGCCTTCGGGCAGTGATGGCGCAGGGCGCTGCTCGTTCAGGCCTGCCCGCCACAGCCTCACCAGGGCGGGGAGACATCGGCCTGGTCACGGTCCGAGGGGTCGAGGTGGCGGCCCTCTGCCTTGGCTCCCGGTGGGCTTTCAAATCTCGCACCGGGCTGTTGGTGGACAGCGCGGTCGTGCTTTTCGCGTGGAGCGTCTGAATGGCTGAGACTGTCGCCGCCGCAGCCGCCGCCGTGGCTAGCTGGGTATCCAGCACCGTTTTCGTGGCGACCGGCTCCGCAGCCATCGCCACGACGGCCTACATCTCGGCTTACGCGGTCACGGCGGTCGGCATCACCGCTGGCGTGTCCATGGGGCTGACGGCCATCGCCAAGGCCTCTGTGCCCGATCCTGAAGGCCAGAAGATCACGCGAAAGCAGACCCGGCCGCCTCGCGTCAGGGCGGTCGGCTGGGATAGCCGGATGTCTGGCCCGTACATGCTGCGCGAGACGGTGGGCAATAAATACGGCTCCGTGATCGCTCTGTGCGACGACCGCCTGGAGCAGATCAGCCGCGTCTACCTGAACGACGATCGGGTGACCCTCGGCGCGGGCGGCTGGGTCGCGGGCATGGCGAACGAGCGCTATGGCACTGGCGACCTCGTCAACATCTCCCTGCGCCTCGGCAATCCAGTCGAGACGCGCCACACCAACCTGGACCCGACCTTTTCGGGCTACTGGCCGGCGAACGCTCGCGGTGACGGCGTGGCGTCGCTGGCGGTGTTCGCACAGCATCGATCAAAGGAAAGCTTTCCGCGTCACTTCCCCAACGGCGAGGTGATCCCGTCCGTCGTGGGGCGCCCGGTCTGTTACGACTGGCGCGATCCGAGCCAAAGCCGAGCCAACCCCGCCACCTGGAAGGCCTGCGCCAACCCCGTCGTCTGGCTGGTGCACCTCGAATGGGCGCAGTTCGGGCGGTCTTGGGATCGGTGCATCGCGCCTGCTCTGGCTGACCTTACCGTCGAGGCGAACTATTGCGATCAGCCCGTGCCGCTGAAGTCTGGGGGGACGGAGCCGCGCTATCGGATCGCTGGCAACTATCCCGTCAACACCGAACCGGCGGCCATTCGAGCGGCCATTCTGGCGAGCATGGACGGCTGGCTATCGGTCAACGGCAAGGGTCACCTGATCATCAAGGCTGGACGTTATGTCGAGCCGACGCTGACAATCACCGGCGAACACATCGAGGGCTACAGCTGGCGCGCCTTCCAGACGGATGAAGAGGCGATCAATGAGTTGATCGTCTCCTATGTCTCGCCCGACCACGACTTCACGGAGATCGAGGCTGGGGCCTGGCGCGACGAGGCGGACATCAGCGCCACCGGGCGACTGCGTTCTGAGCCGCTCGGGCTGACGTGGGTCTATTCACGCGCCCAGGCCATGCGCCTGGCCAAGCGCAAGATGACGCGCCTGAACGCGCCGCGCCGGGGGCAGGTCCGCACCGGGATCTATGGTCTGAACGGCTTGGGCGAACGCTATATCCGCGTCCAGAACCCGGAACTGTCGAGCATGGCCGACGTCGTCTGCGAGGTGATGAACGTGGAGATCGACTTCACCTCGTCGCAGATCGTCTTCGACGTGATCCAGGCAGACGTTAACATCGATGAGTGGGATCCGGCAGAGGAAGAAGGCGAACTGCCCGAGCCCATCGAGCGGCCTGAGCCCATCCCGTCTGATCAGGAGGCCGCGCGTCGCCCTATCGCTCGGTCGGTGCCGTATCCGACGAGCGCGAACGAAAACACGATCACGGTTGTCACCTTCGACGCCACCCTGCCCAACGGCGAAGTCGTCACCATCCCGGCCGGGACGATCCCCGGTCTCGATCCGCTGACCAACTACGGCGTCTTCTGGAAGGAGGGGACTGGCTTCTCGGTCGAAGTCAGTCCTGCGACCAACCACATGACGACGGGCTCCTGGATCTTCATCGGCTGGCAGGCGACGTCGGACGCAGGCGGTGGCTTCCCTTCTAATCCTACGCCTCCGGGCGGCTGGGGCGGCTCTGGCGAGTCGAACGTGCAGCTATGAACGAGCGCCGCATCTTTCTGATCATCCGCAAGGCTGAGGACGGCCTGACCGTCACCGTCACACCCACCCAGCCTGCCGAGCAGCCCGATGCCGTCGCGGTCATCCGAACGGTCGGGGATGTCGCGGCTGAGACGACCCTGCATTTCCCCGGCGCCGTCGTCCGTCAGGACTGAACCCGCTCCACCACTAAAAACCAAGGTGAACTTATGGCTGACACTCAGTCCCTGAGCGCGCGCGGGCGCGACGTCTATCGCGATTTTGTCGTGAGCGGCGTTCCGGCTTCCGGCGAAGCCAGGCCAGACAAGTACGCGATCCGTGCGCTGTGGACGCAGGCGGATGCGATGATCTCTGACCTCGGCGTCCTCGGGTCAGTATCGGTCGCCTATGCGCTCAAGGGTCAGATGGACGCGGATCTGGCGCATCCGGCCAACGTCACCGCCCTGGTGCACAGCGACACTCAGGCCAACAACGGCCTCTACTACAAGACCGGATCGTCTGGATCGGGGGCATGGGTTCGAACCGCGCTGACCCTGCCGTCCTCGTTCGCCGCTGATCTGGGAGCGGCCCTGGCAGGGATCGAGACGGTTGAGCACGCTGTCGCCATAGTGCCTGGCCTGGCGTCGGTCGCCCAGGCGGCCTCGACGGCAGCCGTTGAGGCGTCGCATCTGGCGCTGGCGGCGGCTGAAGCGAGCGGGCCTGTCCTGTTCTATGACGACCACGCCAGCGCCGCCGCCGCCTCGAGCCTGCTGCCCGAAGGCCAGATCGTCGAAGTCCTCAAGGACGAAACTCGCGACGATCTGATCACGCGCTATCGCAAGATCGACGGGGCTCTGGCCTATCGCGCCACCCTCTACAACTACATCCGTCCCGCCCTCGACCCTGCGCGCAACTGGACCGGCTTT